TGACCAGCAGCTTGCTGGAATGTCCATGTAGCAGGATTAGATTCATTATTACTACGACCTTTTGCAGAAAGTTTCAGAAGAACATCAGAAGTTTCCTCATTTATATCAATATCACTAGCCTGTACTACAGATGTGAAAGATGCAGTTTGACCATCACATGTAAGAACAATACTATGATTGCCTGTTGTGACTGGGCTATACGACTCATTAATAATAGAAGCGTCTGCAATAGCAATACTCTTTATAGTATCTCCGTTATCTGTAATAACAAGACTTAAAGCACGACTTCTACTGTCATATACTGCCACAGAATACTCAAACGTCTCGTACTGTTTTACATTGATAGAAAGACTACCAGATGTCAGTGGTGTATCTATATAAATGCCTAAGAGAACAGCAGTAATATTATCTGACCATTCACCGCTTGCAGGACATACTAAGAAGTCGAAATACAAAGTATTGCTATAATAGTTTGTACCACCTTCTGTAATAAATGCCCTTGCTTGTACACTATGTTTTCCTACAGTAAGAGATGTGGTATCGATATTCTTAGTACCGTTTACGTTAAGACCTACTACAGTATCTACATCTGAAAGCTTTACTCCATCTACATACCACTCCATATATTTTACATTAGCTCCTTTAAGTGTATAAGGAACGTGGAGGTATGTACCCTTGTTTATGGGTGTAGAGAAAGCAAAGTTACTAGACAGCTCCAGGTTTACTACTGTAAATGTTACAGCAGCCATAGAACTTGCAAGTGTATTACGTCCAGTAACAACAACACTTATTGTGTTTGTTCCAACAGTAAGGTAATCGTCAACGAGGAAATGAACACTTGTACCAGCTTCATAGATACGTGTCTCCTTCTTTATATTACCGCCGTTGTTAAAAGTATACGTAGCAATAACACTGTCACCAGCAGATGCTCCAGTTCTACTCTTAATGTCGAACGTAAAGTCTATATAGTTTCCAGTAGTACCTACCAATATAACATTGCTAGACGATGTGATCATGTTTATCTCGGCAGTGTAATTAGCAGGGGCGTCAAACGTTCCGATCAACAGAGCTGCATACTCTTCTCTATCTGACAAATACAAGTCTCTGTCTTCAGCACTTGCAAATATAAGATATTTAGAAGTATCACTGTCGTAATAAAATTCTCCAGCCTTATCGTCAAAGGTGTCTTTTATAAATCGTTCTACTTCTCCTTTATTTATACCCCATTCGGCACCAGCAGGAACTACAGTGTCGTGGACCAATATTGGATTCTGTGAACTATTTAATCCACCCCAATTATCCGAAGTACTGTTCAGTAAGTTACTACCGTTAATTGTTATTTTCTTTGCCATAATTTATGTATATTGTAAAACTATCATTACCAAGCTTCATTTCGTATCCATGGGTCACTACGAAACCAATCATAGAAAACACCTATGGCAGTGGCAGATAGCATTAACTTTCTTCTAAAAGTACTCATATTAATTATTTTGACTTGTGTTTGCCCATCCTGCAGAAACAGCAAGACCGTTTAGAATGGATACTTGATATGTATAACCATTAGTCCAATCTGGCTCATTGTCGTCAACCCATCGTATATTATTACAAGTAAACGAAAACTCACTGCTTCCTACAGTAAACTCTAACATATACTCCCATGCTTTTCCAGAAACACCGTTGAGCAAAGTGATAGACAGACTATTTACTGGAGAGGTCCATTTATTCAGTACATCTGGAAGTATACTTGCAGACATTGTACTTTGTTCTACAACATCAGTAACTGCAGATACTGCATCGTCATTTATAACAATTCCTCTTCCGGCAGTAAGTGTATCTTGTTTTGTAGATAAAAGAAGTTCAACGGCTTCAGCCATTTGTTGATCATCTTCTACGTATACGTGGTTTGTTACAGGAGTAATAGAAATATTGCCGCTTCCAAGTAAACTTTCATTGTTTAATGTTTTGATGTGTGATCCACTTACAAGAGTATCTTGTTTACCATCGATTATTACTCTGGCCTCAGAATCTTTCACATAGTAAAGCTAATTGTTATTATTATTTTCGCCGCCAACGACGACTTTCGAAATATAATTACTCATGTTTTACATTATATATTAATAAATTTTCGTCGTGATCGTCATATACAATCATAGTCTTAGCTTTATCTATTTCTTGAGCAACATACTATTTTATATTTTGTATATCTGGATCATATTTTTCTTCTAATTCTGCGACGGTTTCTTCTAATTGCTCTTCTTTGTCAAGTAATTGTTTTATGGACTATTCAGCTTGAGCTTTATTTCTTTTGATCTGAGTTTCTAAAGTCTCATATACTTTTCCTTGACCATATAAGTTTTTTATAAGATCGAGAGTTGCATTAGCATCCAGCAAATCTCCTTCTTTATATGTAGGGGGATACGGATGAACTCCTACTAGCACATCCGGATGTATATTTTTTCTAGATCTCGTACCATACCTTGCGAGATCGACAAGAGAATGCTTCTCTTTTATCTATGGTATATACATAGTAATATTTATTGTTCCGAGTATATAGATCTCGTAAGTATGTAATAAATATTTAAGGGTGTGGGCTTGTGTACCCACAACCCCTAAATAAATTCATTAAGAAACTGTAATAGTAGCAGCAGTACCAGTAAACGTCTGAGCAGCAGCTGTTGCAGTTCCAAGACCAGTGATAACGGTCTCAGTTGTGAATGTAGCAGCGCTACCGGCATCAAACGTATCAGCAGCCTTAGAAGGCAGCGTACCAGCGCTGAATGAGTCAGCAGCCTTAGACGGAAGAGTACCTGCACTCCAAGTATCTTCAGCCTTAGAACCTCCGGTAAATGTATCTGTACCATATACAGCAGCTGTGAATGTACCCTGTGCAGTTACAGCACTAGAAGTACTGGCTGAAGTAAAGGTCAGAATCTCATTTGACTCGTCTACACTAGCAACAACACCCTCTGTAGCAAACGTGTCAGTAGTAGCAGCACCGAGTGAACCACCGCTGAAACCGCTGTGACTATACGTAGCTGGAGTGAATGCACCTTCTGTGAAGCTGGGAAGAGTACCTGCGCTAAATGCACCCTCAGTAAATGAAGGAAGTGTACCAGCACTGAAAGCACCCTCAGTGAAAGAAGGAGCTACGGCAGCATCATCAATAGCCTTCAGTACAGTCTCACTGGTAGTACCAGAGAAGCTAACAGCAGAAGCGGCATTTGAACCAGCTGGAGTATAAGAAGCAGATGCATTGTCTTTAAATGCAAGAGCCTTCAAAGAACCAGTAGAACCATACTCCTGCCACTTAGTTCCATTGAATACGAACTCTTTATCAGCAGCAGAACCAGAACCACTACCTGCTACAGCAGTTACATCACCAGATACAGCAGTTACACTCTCCTCATCAATAATAATTGGGTTAGTAGTAGCACCGTCTGTCAGAGCAGTAGTTGTGTAACCCAACCAGTGCATGGCACCAGTAATCGACGATTTAATATCTTCAATGTCGGCCCACGCTTTCGCGTCTTTGATGTCATAGGTAGTACCACTGACTGTAAGTTTAGATAAATATTTTGCCATGTTTAATTAAATATAAATATTGAAACATCAACCTATGTAAACGTTTTCTTCATCTTCGTCTACACTAGGCTGTATCTTATCCTTGATTTCATCAGAAAGATCTTCTATTCTAATACTTCCATCTACGATAGATTCCGTAGTTACAGAATTAACTGGAATTACTTGGATAATAGAACCTTCTCCAGAAATGCACTTGGCTATAGAATAGTCTATATACTCTTTTATTGTAGGATTTTTATAGGTAGTTGGAGATACGAGAGTCATTTTCAAAGCTATGCCTGCAGAAGACATATCTATCTTATATAGAGGAACAAGGGTTTGTCCATCTATAACTGCGTTCTTTGCCATAAAGAATTTCTTTCCAACAAGCTCATCTTGCCAGTCATTTATGGGAACGTTTTCAGTTATTACAATTTGATAATACTCTGTGGTTTCTACAGCAGTCAATTGAGCTTTACCACTGCTGTACATATTCTCTCCTTCTGTATCGTACAAATCAAATGAATATATAGCATACTGATCTGGTATTTGTCCAAGATCACCAATGATATTATTAATCTGTGTTTTAGTATAAGAATCTGTAATACCATATCCAGCAAGAGTTGTAGCTTTGTTTGCTTTTCTATTATCAAGCTCTTGTTCTGCACTAGTAGCTCTAGATATTTCCTATATTAAACGATTGTTTATATCGTGTGCAAATTCATCAAGTTCTCTGATTGTATCGTGTTGTTCATGTGATCCGTTTACAATCACATCAATAACAGTATTAGCATCCCAGATTTCTCCAATGGGATATACACCTTGGTCAGACACTCTGACTTTAGATGTTATTTGTTTTCGTAGATTAGTACCAGTATCTACGAGATCTTTAAGTAGTACTTTCTTTTCCATAGTATAATTGTTACATTTCGTAGAGACCGATTACGCCTCCACCTTTAACTCTACCAGTCTCAAGTTGTTCAGCTTTTGCTTGTTTCATAGCTATATCAAGAGACTTTACGATATTGCCAACATCCTTAAGTATTCTGGTAACCTTAATAGCTGTGTCAATATCCATATTACCCTATGAATAATCGTTTAGGGCAGCTATAAGCCCCTCTGCTGCCATTTGTGATGCACTTAAAAGCCGGGTCCCAGGAGTTTCTTGAAACTCATTGAACCGCTTCGCCAGCTCTTTCACTTCGGCAGTAGGTACATATTTTTCATCCTTGAATACATCTTTAGCTACAATAGAAGCTCTCTATTCTATAGGATAGGCTTCATATGGAGTATTCCATTTGTAAAGCCACACAATGTATTCTATCTCCTTCACAGCTAAGGACTTGTCTGTTGCTTTATTATAATGCTCCCTAAAAGGAGGTATAGCCAAGTCCTCAGTTGCGAGAGATATTTTATTTCCTTTTATGTCGAACATATTGTAGTATTATATATACTATCTCAGTATGTTCTCTAGCATTTTGTACATTCTATGTACCAAATGTCCTATTAGATATGCAGCTGTTTCAGTATCTTCGTCTATTCCGTAATACTCACATATATGAGATTGTACATGTTTAGCTTCATGTATTGTAGTATTTACAAACTACCCTACATTAGTAGCTTCGCCTATACATATTATACTCATCTTATAATCAGTATTACTAAAAGTAAAACCTGTATTCTTTCTATGCAGAGTCTTCAAAGCTTTGCGTACATCTTCTTTTGGACAATCCAATTGTTTTAAAGAATCTACTATTTCTACAAAGTCTTCCTTACTTACATTATAGTATACTAAAACATTCCAGTCTCTGTCTCCTAATTGTATATATTGCGCTATCATACAAACTCAGACCAGTCTACTGGTACATGCATGCCTTTGATATCTGACAACCATCTGTTAAATGGTTGACCATCATATCCATCAGGATCGTCAATTGTTTTCTTGACGTACATACAGAGATTTCGGTCACTGTTAGGTATAACATCTCCTAAGTAATCAGCTTTACACATATTTGCCACATATACAGCATCGTGCAGCTTATCATACTTTAATTCAATGTTACACGCTTTAAGTTTCTCTTCTAACTCTTTCTTTGTTATTGGAGTTATTTTCCCATTCTCGTCTTCCATCAAAGACACTGCAAAGTCGCATAACTCCTTTGTAAAGTGAGGACCATACATCCGCATGTATTTCCTAAAATACTTATCTGCTTCCATTTGTACCATTATTTAACAACAATGATTCCAAACGATTAAGAGTAGATTGCATACCTGTAACCTATTGAGTAAGTTTATCGATAGTTGAATCTCTTTCTTGCTCTTTGGCATATACTGGATTTAATACCTTCAGTATATCTTTATAAGCTTCATTATCTTCTTTTAGTTTATCTACACTGTTTAAAACGTTATCGTTATCCTAAACTAAAGAATCAACTTCAGATATCATAGCTTCTTTATTCTCACTAATAGTATAATCACCATATGTGTGAATAGAAAGATCGCTAGGTACGCTAAATTCTTTCTTATCTTCTCCTATACGCACCGTAATATCTACTACTCTTTGCATATTAGTACCAAGACTAACTGCCGGATTAAAAGTAGGATACATGGGACGTGGAAGAGTTACATTATCGACATACCCTACTTTAACTTCAGGCTTGTCTGTTCTATCCAGTATATAGATAGTAGCACCTTTTCTTAATGTTGAAAACATAATATAACTAAATTAAGTGTTTGGGGGCCGTAGCCCCCTTACACTATTAATCAAATTCGTCCCATGCGATTACGACGCATACGCAGACCACGACGACGGTTTGAACGTCTCATGCCTGAACGCATATCAAGATCCATATCATCGTCGCGCATATCGTACTCATCATGGCGATATCCTCTACGACTACGGAAATCCATATCTGATTCCTCAGATTCGTAATCCTCACGTTCATCTTCTTTTGATGCTTCATAACAATCATACATAGCATCTTCGAGTTCACAAAGAGTCATCTTTGTCTTCTTAGCACTATGTTTAGCGTCTTCAAGTAACTCAAACGCTGTATCATATGCAGCATCACGCATTTCAATAACTACCATAATTCAATAATGTTAAATGTTAATATTAAGCTGCTGGTATTTCAGTAGTGAGTAACTACATTATATTAGATCCTTTACTATAGTATATGAGATATACTCCAGTACCAGTAATCTAAGCTGCAGTTATAGCATCACCACCTACATTAGTCAGCGGTTGTGTAAAGTCGTTGGAAGAGAACACTATTGGAAGTGTTCCAGTAGTACCATCTGGTATAGGCTAGTTTAAACGAAACAGAACTACGCCATGATCATTTAAACCTCTAAATGCTCTATTAGGAAGATTGAATACTACATTAGTATCAGTAACAGTTACTGAGGTACTTTCCAACATTGGAATTCCTCTGCGGTTAGAGAAATTGAAAGGATAATTAGTAGTACCAAACATAAGTACCTCCTTCCTTAATCAATTCCAGAAGCTATTGGAACCCCCGTAAATAGAACCCCAATAAGGAGTAGTATTTACAGCCTGTACATTAGGCCACTGAACAGGGATTGTATTAGGCTGTGAAGCCTTAATAGCAGCCAGCTCAGTATTTACAGCATTGAACTTCTCGTTAATGAATGCGGTTTGAGCAGCATTGTTTGCGTTAGAACGTAACAGAGCATTGTCGGCTGTCAGACTATTGATCTTATCCTGTAACTCACGCTTTTCGAGGTCACAGAACTTATCGTTAATCATAACACTCTGATTCTGTATTGCATCTACTATGTCGCGTGTATTGCGCTCAGCTTGTGTGCTTAGAGCGTTTGTTTGCTGACATACTGCGAGTTGATCAGCGGCCTGATTTGCGGCCATTTGAGACTGCAGTGTATTAGTCTGGTTTGCGATAGCAAGTCTGTTCTCGCAGCAGCACTGACAAATCTGACTAGCGATAGATGCATTACCACTCTGTATGGCGTTCTGGATTTGCAATCCGCTCATGCCCACCTGAGTACCTACGGAAGTAATAGCATTATTCAAAGTAAAGATGCCATTCTGTACTGTGCTTACTTCTGTGTTCAGAAGACTAGCAAGATCACGAATAGCGTTACCATTACCCTGGATAGCATTCATCAGCAGCTCACGACCACTGTCATTAGCAATCTGGTTAGACAGGAAACCGTTTGAACCGTTTCCACCCCAGTTACCATTGCCACCCCAACCCCAGATCATCCAGAGGAAGAGAATCCATATCCAGTTATTGCCACCAAAACCACCATTGTTGTTAAGAGCCAAAAGCAGGTTTGGATCAATGCCATTAGTACTTCCCATCTCAGGGAACATCATAATTTTAGAACTTTCCATAATTTTGTGTTAATGTTGATATTGTTTTCACAATATGTTAATGTTGTTTGTTGTTGATAATCCGCATTGTACAGCGCGGGAACTGTTTTAAAGCGCAAAAACGCTATGTCTTGGCCTGTTTCATCCAAGGGTGATAATACGCCAATAGG